GAAGCGAAAGATTTAAGTATTGACGAAAGTTTAATTTCATTTGAAACTAACCACAGAACGGTGGATGACAGTACCAAAGGTATAAAATACGAAAGAGTATTTGACCATGAAATAAACGAATGGGTGTTCACGCATAGAATGGTTAAAGAAAACTGCGAATTAGATACATTTATTCATGAAGACAAATATAAAAATTACAATCATGTAGTTCATCACGTAGATTTCGATAGATTTAATAATAGTCCTAGTAATTTAATGCATATGAATAAAGGTGACCATATTAGATATCATGCTTCTAAATCTGTATGGAACACACATCCTGATACTGATTTAATTAAAGCAAAAATTTCTAAAACTGTAAAAGAACATTGGAAAAATAAATCACAGGAAGAAAGGGAACAATTTACAAAGGATTGTTCACAGTGGCATAAGGAAAATTGGACAAAACGCAAGTTAAATGTGAGGACTTATGAAAAATATTTACAAGCACAGTCTGTTAGGGGTAAGCAACGATTCATTGATAATCCAAAATCGTTAGAGAACTTCTTAAAAAGTGCAGAAGGTAAGCGAGTATCTTTTAATAATCAAGAATTTGTATGGACGCAACCAATGGTATCTAGACTCATTACAATAGTCAAGAAAAATGATACCAATAAAATTAATACTATAAAAATAGTTAATATGGATACTAAGTTCATGACGCTATTGAAGGATGCCAATAAACCATCAGGTAAGAAAGGGCAACTTTATAAAATCAATGTAGATAAATTCACAGATTCACAATTAAAGCGTCTGTACCGACAACATAGTTTCAAAGGTTGGAAAGACCTTAAGAAAAAAGTACATGTTTATAATCACAAAATTGTAAAAATAGAATATCTCACTGAAACAATGGATACAGGGTGTTTAAATGTAGATAACGAGTACCATACGTTTGCAATTGAGTCAGGGATATTCATCAAAAACTCAACAAATGAAGATTTCTTCTTCCCACAAACTGCAGAAGGGCGTGGTTCTAAAGTAGATACATTACCCGGTGGAGAAAACTTAGGACAGATTGACGACTTGCGTTACTTTAATAATAAGTTAGCACGTGGTTTACGTGTGCCTAGTAGTTACTTACCTAGTGGTCCAGATGATAATTCATCCCCATTAACTGACGGAAGATTAGGAACAGCGTTAATACAAGAATTTAGGTTTAATCAATATTGTAAACGCATGCAAGCATCGTTGGCACGTGTACTTAATACTGAATTTAAACTTTACTTAGCATTCCGTGGATTTAATATTGATAGTAGTTTATTTGATGTTAAGTTCAATGAACCACAGAACTTTGCTAGTTATAGACAAAGTGAACTAGATGCAACCCGTGTTGGCACATTTGCTAACTTAGAACAGTACCCTTATCTTAGTAAGAGATTCTTATTGGAGCGTTACTTAGGCCTTTCCGAAGAAGAAATGGTTAAGAACGAAGAACAGTGGGAAGAAGAAAACGCTAAGGCGAAAGCAACGGATGTTGAAGGTTCTGACCTACGTGGCGTTGGCGTTATGCCTGGTGGATTTGAATCTGATATTGATACTATGGGAGAAATTGAAGGCATGGATGATATGGGTGGCGAAGATATGGATATGGGCGGTGAAGCAACAGGTGAACTAAACCCAATGGCATCCGAAGTACCACCGCAAGTATCGGGCGGTGATGTTGGTGGTGGATTAACATAAATAAGTACATGATATTAAACGAACTATTCAATAAAGCATTTCCTGGTTATCAGGATTTAGAAGATGACAACTCGCAAATCACTAAAGACGATTTACGAAAGACACGTCTTACTTTAAAACAAATCAATAAATTACGACAGATGAATGATATTCGTAATATTGAGAATGAAGAGAAACTTGGAAAGATTAAAAATATGTATTCTGCACCAATTGAAGAACCAATGGGTGGGGGATTTTAGATAAAAAAATCTATAAATCCCACAAAAACACACAAAAATCTTAAAAAAGGCACTATTACAGTGTCTTTTTTATTATGTGGTCTAAATACACACACGAATATGAATATTTTTAATTTTTTGGAGTAACCCATGAGTAACAAATTTGAAAAACTGATTGAATACGTCATTAATGACGAAGACCAAAAGGCATCTGACCTTTTCCATGATATTGTTGTAGGTAAATCACGTGAAATTTACGAAGGTTTAATGCAAGACGATATCGGTGGTGATACTGTTGATGATTTCATCGATGATGTTTCTGCTGACGAAGAAGGTGTTGATTTTGCAGATGATGCAGAAGAAACTGAAATGGACTTTGGTGGTGAAGTAGATGCTGAAGAGAATGAAGACGACCACGCTGAAATCGAAGACCGTGTTGTTGATTTGGAAGACAAACTTGACGAGTTGATGGCTGAGTTTGATGACCTTATCGGTGACGATACAGTTGGTGCATCTGATGAAGATGACGCTGAAATGGATTTTGAAGTTGATACAGATGACGAAGGTGAAGACTTTGGTGATTTAGACGCTGAAGAAGAATTATCCTTTGAAGACAAAGAGGAATTAGAAGAAGATGCTAAATTAGTAAATGCTCCTAAACCAGTTACATCAGAAGAAGGCAGTGTTAATACAACAAGTGCTAATGCAAATGATGCAGGTAAGAAATCTAAAACAGATGCAAAACCTGTTCAAACTAGTACAGCAACTGAAAAGGGACGCCCTGCACCAAAAGCAAAAGACTTAGGTGTTGATGGCCCAGAAGGTGGCGCAAAATTATCTAACGCACCCGCTCCTAAAAAAGGCGAGTAATTAAGTGTCTTTCTTACAGGAAAGTTTATCCTTTGATGCCGCTCAGATAGTTCTTGAGCGTGATGAAAAGGGTGATAAAAATCTTTTTATGAAAGGTCTTTGCATCCAAGGCGATGTAAAGAATGCTAATCAGCGTATCTACCCTGTTAATGAAATCAATAATGCTGTTAAGACATTAAAAGAGCAAATTGGTGGTGGATATTCTGTATTGGGTGAGTTAGACCACCCAGATGATTTAAAAATTAACCTAGACCGTGTAAGTCACGTCATCACTGATATGTGGATGGAAGGCGCAAACGGTTATGGTAAATTAAAGATATTACCTACTCCAATGGGAACACTAGTTGAGACCATGTTGGGAGCAGGAGTAAAGTTAGGTGTCTCGAGCCGAGGTAGCGGAAACGTTAACGAAAGCAACGGACATGTAAGTGATTTTGAAATAGTAACAGTTGACGTAGTAGCACAACCTAGTGCACCTGACGCTTATCCAACAGCCATCTATGAAGGTTTGTTGAATATGGAAGGTGGTTCTAAGTTGCTCGAAATGGCTTCTGATGCTAGAGAAAGTATCACAGCACAGAGGTTTTTGAAAAGTGGCATTTTGCAACTTATTAAAGACCTCAAATTATAGGAGATATTGATGCTAGATGCAATGAAACCCTTGCTTGACAGTGAACTTATCAACGAAGACACACGTATTGCAATCCAAGAAGAATGGGATGCAAAACTGACTGAGACTCGTGAAGAAGTACGCACTGAGTTGCGCGAAGAATTCGCTCAACGTTACGAGCACGACAAACAAACAATGGTAGAAGCACTAGACCGCATGGTATCCGAAAGTCTTGAAGTGGAAATTCAGGAAGTTGTTGCTGAGAAAGAACAACTTGCCGAAGACCGTGTTAAGTTCAACACTAAGATGACTGAAAATTCTAATAAATTTAATAAATTTATGGTTACTAAGTTAAGTGAAGAAATTAACGATTTAAGAAATGATAGACAACTCCAAACTGAAGGCATGGTTAAGTTAGAAAATTTTGTAGTTAAGGCTCTTGCAAGAGAGATTAACGAATTTGCACAAGATAAGAAAGAAGTTATTGAAACTAAAGTCAAACTTGTAGCAGAAGCAAAAACTAAACTTAATGCTCTTAAAACGAAGTTCGTTAAAGAGAATGCAAAGAAAGTTGGAAGTGTTATTACCAAGCGTCTAAACACTGAATTATCACAATTACATGAAGATGTTAAGGTTGCTCGTGAGAACAACTTCGGACGTCGTATTTTTGAAGCCTTTTCAACTGAATTTACAGGTACTCATTTAAATGAGAATGCTGTTATTCGTAAATTGAATGCTAAGATTACTGCACGTGATAGTAAGTTAGAAGAAGCCAAAGAAACAATCAAGAAAGCAAAAGTGCTTGTTGAATCAAAGAATGCTGAAGTTAAAACAATTAAAGAGTCTAATGTACGCGCTAAGACTATGGATGAACTGTTAAGTCCTCTACAAGAAGACAAAGCAACTGTCATGCAAAATTTACTTGAAAACGTTCAAACTTCGAGATTGCAACATACATTTGAAAAGTATTTACCAGCCGTTCTTTCTAATAAATCTGTAGGTTCAGGTGTAAAAAGAAAGAAAGCGTTAACTGAGAGCAAAAAAGCAATCACTGGTAATAAAGAAACAAAAGAACTGTACCAAGACAGCATCGACAACATTGTTGATATTAAGCGTCTAGCAGGTCTTTAATTAACTGATTTTTAGGAGAAAATAATGTCAGAACAATTAATCGAAAGTCGTTGGGTTGAAACCAAAGACGCCTTGTTAGAAGGTCTACAAGGTACAAAAAGAACAACTATGGGTGTAATCTTAGAGAATACTCGTAGTCATTTAGCGGAATCTGCATCTGCAGGCGCAACAGCATCGGGTAACGTTGCTACACTTAACCGTGTAATTTTACCAGTAATTCGACGTGTTATGCCTACAGTAATTGCTAACGACTTAGTTGGTGTACAACCAATGTCTGGTCCAGTTAGTCAGATTCATACATTGCGTGTACGTTATGGTACTACAATGAATGATACTAGTGCAGTAAACACCGATACTACAGCAGGCGACGAGGCTTTAAGTCCGTTTAAGATTGCTACAGCATACTCTGCTGGTACAGGTGCTACACAAGCGGCTTACACAGGTGGAACTACATCATCACTTGAAGGTGACGGCGGACGTAACATTAGTGTTCAGTTATTGAAACAAGCAGTTGAAGCAAAAACACGTAAGTTACAAGCACGTTGGACATTTGAAGCGGCACAAGATGCTAATTCAATGCACGGTATTGATGTTGAAGCAGAAATTATGGCGGCGTTAGCGCAAGAAATTACTTCTGAAATCGACCAAGAGATTTTACAATCACTTCGTTCTTTAGCAAACACTGAATTCACATTTGACCAAGCGGCAGTATCTGGTACTGCAACTTTCGTTGGTGATGAGCATGCGGCACTTGCTGTTATGATTAACAGAACTGCTAACTTAATCGCACAACGCACGCGTCGTGGCGCTGGTAACTGGGCAGTAACTAGTCCTCAATCATTAACAATCTTACAATCTGCAACTACGTCAGCATTTGCCCGTACTACAGAAGGCGCTTTTGAAGCACCTACAAATACTAAGTTTGTTGGTACATTGAATAGTGCAATGAAAGTATATGTTGATTCATATGCAGCAGATAGTACAGCAGTTCTTGTTGGTTATAAAGGTTCTAGTGAATCTGATGCACCTTCATTCTACTGTCCGTATATCCCATTAATGAGTAGTGGTACAGTACTAGACCCTAGTACGTTTGAGCCAGTAGTTTCATTTATGACACGCTACGGGTATGTAGAACTTACTAATACTGCATCTTCATTTGGTAATGCGGGTGATTATTTGGGTGAAGTGGCTGTGAGCAATTTGTCTTTCTCATAATATATGAGATAAACAAAATATCATAGTTCTTTAGAACAGATATAAAAAGGAGCCGAAAGGCTCCTTTTTTACGTGTACAATATTTGTATTGGTTAATTCGGTATAAATAAAGTTATGAGCAAATACACTACATTGTAACAAAATGATAGCAGTTAATACATATCCAAGATGGCATGGCGACAACTGTAAACTCAAAGTTTAATCACGTAGATTTACATAAACCCACAGCAACATATCTCAGAAACACGTTAAGAATCAACGTGTTATAAACTAAACGTTGACATTTGAATCACGTTGTGCATAATACCGTCACGTTCGTTATGAACTACATATATTTTGTTGATGCCATTTAGTGCTACATATAAAAATATGTTTTATGTATTGCATGAGTCATTTAGTACGACATGGCAATACTTTTATAAAATAGCGTAGAAAATGATTACGCATAAAAGGAGACATATGTCAAATTTAAAGTTAAAAGAAGTGAGTGAAGAACTCGGGGTTTCAGTAGCAATTAGAACTGTTGGTGGATATTTTGGTAATGGTGGTGATTTCACCCGAATCGAAAGACAGAAAAAAATTCGTGCTGAGCGACGTGTAGGTGGTAAATGGGAAGTAAAAAATGCAGATAAAGTTCCAACGTATGAATTTATTACCATTGGTAATATCATAGCCCTACAAACACAACGTGTGGTGGAGGATGAATGGGCAATAAAGGTGTTGAATATTCGTGGTGGTATCGATATGCTAACATTTGGTGCGTTAAGTGTGCGATATTCAAAAAAGAAAGGAAAGTACCAATGTTTCGATGGTAATGGAAGAATGTTGTTAGTTGAGGCAATGCGAGAAGAACTCGGCGAAGATTTCAAAATCCCTTGTTTGGTTTATAACGACATAACTGAAAAACAAGCGATGGATTTATTTAATTATATTCAAAAAACTGGAAGACGTACACTTCAAGCGGATACATTATTCATCAATGAGTACCATAGTGAGTTTTATGAAGAAGCAACTGAAATGGGAGAAGTTTTAAAACAAACTGGATTGTATATTCAAGGCGAAACAATGCAGGCAGCACCATATAAAGTGCCAAAGAAAGATACCAATGAAATTAGAATTAATACCATTAAAGGTGCGAGATTATTTGCATTAGGTAAGGGTTATAGTAGTGATGAAGCATCGGAAATACTTAAAGTCGCTACTAAGTTAATCGTTAGTAACTTTGGAGAAGATTTTGTAGATGGTAGGAAATATCCGACCATCAATCAGAAGATATTTTATGGTATTTCTGGAGTTCTATCAACTTATCCTGAAATGATGACAGATGCAAAATTAAGAGACGGATTTGATGATTATTTGAATGTAGTCGCTGGTGGTAAAAAGATTGTTGATTATCTTTCTGACTTGAATGATTTGGTTGCCCCTGCAACAGGTGCATCACAGATAATCCCGTACTTATCATATCGTATTCTACAAGATTATAATAAGTACCCAAGACTTATACCTTATGGATATGCTATTAAAACTAAAAATGTAGTTAAACGTATGAAGAGAAACCTTGAACTTGCGATGAATAAGACAAAGAAATAACTAAAATTCAGTAAATAATTAAAGGGAACTTCGGTTCCCTTTTTTATTGCCTAAAATTCCTTAACATAAAGCAATTCCTAGTACCAAAATAATCAATTCGGCAATAAATACGTATATTATCACCATTAAAAAACGTATGGATTTTTTACAAATAGTTAGTGAAGTTGGGTTTCCTATTGCAGGCGCAGGTGCGGCTGGTTATTTTGTATTCCTTACTGTTAAGTTTATTCTAGCAGGCGTTACTGGTGGAGTACACGGACTTAAAAATATTATTGGTGCTTTGGATAACAGAGTACAAACAATGAATAACGATTTAGTTAAGATAGACGCTCTTATGAGTTATGCACTAAACGTTAAACCTAACATCGATAGACTTGCAGCAAATGAAGGAAAAGAAGATGCACGACGCGATTAGTATGGAAAATAATTACACAAAGGAGAAAAAACATGGAACTTGATATAGCAGATGCTATTGGTAAGTATGGGTTTCCGATAGTTGCTTCATTTGGTATGGGTGCCATGGTTTTCTATATATGGAAATGGGTAACAACAGAAATTAAACCAGTTATTAGTTCTGCTCAAAAAACTCTTATTGGATTGGTAGATAGAATTAGAATGTTGGACAACGATATGATTCGTTTGAACACTAAACTGCAAATGGTATTGGAATATCACGAAAAGAATGGTATTCCAATCA